TCTTCTTGAGTTGTATTTTCCATAGAACTTGATACTCCTAATAGTTAATGGTATATTTCGTTTACTGTAGTAATATTTATAATATTACAACTTTGATAATAAATTTTTAAACTCTATTATTTTAACTTCCTCGAGCGCTCTGGAAGAGGCTTTTAGGATGTTATTCCTTGCCCGTTCTACATCTTTTTCCTGCAATAAACCATTATCCCAAATCCACTCTTTTCCCTCCATAATACCTTCAACGAAAGCATTAGGAGCAGATGGATCTGCAACAATGTCTGCAGCAGAAGCAAGATAAAAATCTTTTTGTACAATCTGAGATTTATTTGAATCCGTTTTTAATGTTCCCATTCCCCTTGAGGAAACACCTAATCTTGCACCCTCATCAATCAAAACCTTAACGATTTTTCCATTTGGTGTATCGAGTATCTTTGCTCGACCAACAAAATTCTTTCCTTCTTTAACAAGGGAAGTAATCATATGAGATGCACGATCTAAATTGACAGTCGGCCCGTCTGGATGTCCTAATTCTCCGAATGCACGTTTTGGTGTAACGTATTCTTTTACATAACGGTTTACTTCTTTTTCAAGGACAGGCAATGGATATATTCGACCATTCTTGTTCTTCATCTCTGATTGCATGAAAATACCCTCAATAAAATATTGTTTGGGTTTTCCCGATTCTTCAATCAGTTCGTATTCTACTGCTTCCTGAAGTTCGCATATAAGTTTCATTTGTTTGCCCCCCTAATAGATGATATTCTACTTCTTTCCATATTTTTCTCGTTCTCGATTTCGTTGTTGACTGTCTCTAAATCGTATATCTTTAAGTTTTTTCATTTTCTTATCAATACGATCTCCCAACGCTTCATACTCATCATCACCATAATCATGTTCTTTTTGTTTTCTTTTCAAATTTTCAAGATCCTGTTTCACATCATCTTCTTCGTCATCTCCGTAATCTTTAGAATCTCCTTCCATAACACCAATCATAACTTCTTTTTGTTCTTCACTAATATATTTTGCAGAACCAATTGTATTAATTAACTCTCGTTTTTCTTTTTCGATGTAAAACTCTAGAATATCTGAAGACATTTTCTACCTACTTTGCGTTACTGAATGCAAAATCCAAGATTTTTAAGAAAGATTTTGTATCTTTGTTAATGTTATCTTGCATTTTTTTCTTGTTAGAACTATTTAGTGAGTCAAAGGTTTTCAGAATGACTTTTGCTGATTCGGGGTCAATTGGAACCGATGTACCACTTTTAAACTTAATATCTGATTCTTTTTTCTTTTTTACAACAGATCTCAATTGATCTACAACATCTTCTTTCAAAGGCTTTTCTGATCGTATTACCTCTTCTACTTTTCTTTCTTTAACAGGAAAACCTATTGATTTTCTAAACTCGTTATATGTTTTCATTTATCTATTCGGCCCACCATCAGCGATTTTAGAATATGTTCCATTTGTTACATTTGCCAATAAAAATTGGTCTGAATCTTTATGAATAACGGTCAATGAAGCTGCAGGCAAAGTAATAGAACCTTTAACTGTTCCACTTGTTCCTCCTTCAGTTCCATCATTAGCAACTGTTTTAATAATTGTAATCGCTGATGCATAAACTGCAACCGCCGTTGCTTTACCCAAATTCAATTCTGTGGCAGTTGTGGCAGCGAGTGCCGCTAATAGTTTCATTGTGTCTCCGTTGTTTCTGATTCTGGTTCTGCCGGAACTTCTGTTGTTGGTTCTTCGATTGAAATTTCTTCTTTGTCCGAAAACATTCTGGCAGAAACTTCTCGTTTTCTGGTTTCTAATCCGTCTATCACTTTATTTGTAATTATTTGACCAAATGCATCGTGAACTTGTGTAGGATTACTTTGCATGGAATAATCTATTATATCTACTGTTTTAAAATTTTGTTGAACTTCTTGTTCTGCCATTTTTATCTCCAATTATCTATTAATATTTATAAACTTTTAAAGGTGTAAACCTCTAATATTCTTCTTCTCCACCTTCTTCTTCACCCCCTTCCTCTTCTTTTGCTTCTTTTGCAATCAATTCATCTTGTAGTTCAACTTCTGCAGCTGTCTGTTTGAGAATATTTGCCCGAAACCACTCTTTAGAATAATACTTCCCAACATACTCTTCCGTATTTCTTGCAAGATCTAGACGCTGGGACATAGTTTCTTGATGTTTAAATTCTGAATAATAATGATCCTTTTCAAATCTGTAATGAACCTTATCTTTGATCTTGGCCCATTCTGCAGCGGTTATAATATTTTTCAGAATTAATTGTTTTTCCAATATTTCATCAAACAAAAGAGAAAATCTTGTCTGCAATTTTTTGATAAATTTACTGAAAAGTAATTCATCTCTCGTAATTTCACTTTCTCTTCCTAAAGAAAATCCTGCATCTCCCTCAAGTCGTGAAACAGGAACATGCATTGCTTTATATAATTTCTTTTGAAAGTATTCTACATCTTCCATTTGACCAAGATTTTCTCCGCCTGGAAGTGTAGTTATTTCTGTTCCTCGACCACCTTCTCTTCGTGGCAACCAGTAATCTTCTAACATCGATTGATGTCTGCGATCATCTTTGACTTCACCAGTATCCGAATCATAAACCAATCGGTTCTTGTATCGTGTCATGATGTCACGAATATATTGTTCTGCTTTTAATTTCGGTAGATTTCCCACATCAATATAGAAAATTCTACGTTCTGGTGCTCGTGATATACGATAGATAACAATCGCATCTTCTACCATTCGGAGTTGATTTAATGGTTTGATTGCCTTATGAAGATAAGACATTACTGCGTTTTTTTGAGGATTCAATAAACCAGAAGTAGAATATGCAATACTATCACCTGAAATTATAATACCAGAAGAGGCTCGTTTATCCAATCCAGCTTCATTATAAGTGTACGTAGGAATTATACTTATTTTCGCTTTTCTAGGATCAACAGTTTTTTCTGCTTTAATTTGTTTGATTTTTTTGATTTTTGTAGCATCCAAACTTCGGAGTTCTACAATACCACGTTTTGGGTCATTTTCGTCTATCATAATATGATAATACAATCTTCCTTCGATGTACCATCTACGAAAAATATCATGACCATAATTATTAAAATTTAAAAGATCCAATACAATATCAAATTCAGCACGAATTTTTTTCTTAATACCGTCTGTAAGATCTGTTTTATCGAGAACAACTGATACTGAAGGAAGAAGGTCATCAACAACAATGGATTCATTTACAATATTGTCAACCGCAATCTCACAATCAGACATTTGTGACATATCACGATATTTAAGAATAAGTTCTACTTCATTCTTATATTGCCCATCCATATCGAGAGTGTAACCTAATGCACCCGCTCCCGATACCATTTGAGAACCATCATCACTTTCTGGAAGTGTGAACGCAGGAACATTGGCGTTTGCCGTTTCCTGACTGTTTCTTTCTATTTTAAAACCAAATATTTCAAATGCCATAATTTTTATTTCCTATTATTTTGGGCCTATATTTGTAGATGGTGCAACATTTACATTGGATGATGAATTTCCTGCACTAACAAACCAACTATCATACATCCAAGTACAAGTAAACTCTTCTATTTCTTGCGATGACCAATCAAGATTGATTGTTGACAACGCAGACGGCCATGCACCAGTGAAAATATAAGTACGTAAATCATCCCCAGCTTTACTGAACTGTTGAACTTGCAACGTAGTTTTATACTTTGCTACATCGCCTTCAGAAGTATTAAATACTTCCTTATCTCTTGTATTTAGTTTGTGATCTGAGATACTGCCCATCCAATTTTCAAGTGTGTTTCTAATACCAAAATCTTCATCATTAATAATAGTTGTATCCCATGTATCGAAGGAACGATCACCGGCCACATGTATCGCCTTGCCATGATAAAAAACATCATATGACCCGATTGTACTTGCAGGAATGGTTGTTGCTTTGACTAAAAATTCAGATTTGGTTGGGGGAGTTGTAATTCCACTAGGATATTGGAATTGCACCTTGAACAGAGATGGACGAGCGCCTCCCTGTTTTAGATTTGATTTGAATTCTGTTACTGAAAATGCCATTCATTATTTTTATTTTTTAAATTAAATTGAT